GAAATCGATTCTCCGTATATCAAATACCGGGAAATACCGAAGGAATCATCCTGATTCAGATGTGGTGCAACTCTATGCAAGTAAAAACGCAACCAACTATTAATAAGCTGATTGCGTTTCAAAGTTGTCGGGATGGAGAGACGATTATTTTTTAATACTGGATAATCTTAAAGAAAGTTGATGAAATATTTTAAACAATGTTATTCGCCTGATATTAATCATTTTAATTGCTTTTTGCATATAATATAACTTTCTTAAACATTCTACAACATATTGCAATTGTCGTGCAATGATCGTACATTTATCTTTAATAATAATACTTGCACGACATGAAGATCAGATATTATATCCGACATTCCAAGAATAAAACGGAGGATCCTGTGTCCATACGGGTTAGATTGATTGATGGAAGACAAACAGACCTTCATGCGAAAGCACGAATGACAGTTCTGCCAAAAAATTGGAATCAGAAAGATCAGGAGTATAAATCCACGGCCGGAGAAATGCGAATAAATACCAATGGATCCGAAAGGAAAAAATCCAGGTATGATGAAAATGTAAAGCTCCGGGATCTTAAATCTCACATTGAGTCATCATTCAACATTCTTGAAGATCATTCTAATGTCAGTCGGACCTGGCTTCAGGAGATTATTGATAAATGGCAAAATTATAAACAGGCAGAATCAGATAAACCTCAGACATTATTCCAATTTATTGACCATTTCATAAAGGAGGCTGAGGCTGGCCGTCGATTGAACAATCGTAATGAACGAATTGGATACAAGCAGACCCGGGAATATCATGCCAGCTTTGATCATTTCAAAAAATTCTCAAAATCCAGAAATCGGAAGAAGGATATCGATTTTAAGGATATTGATAATAACCTCTATTTTGAATTTAAGGAATACCTGGAGACTCTGGATATGGCCAAGAATACTGTTGGGAAAAAGATTATGACGCTGAAGATTTTCCTAAATGAGGCGATCACTCAGGGATACCTTCTCCCAAATTACCATAGCAGCAAGTATAAAAATGTGAGTGAGGAATCTGATACGGTTGCTTTGAATAAGAAGGAGCTGGATGATATTTACAAACTGGATCTTTCAGATAATCCCTCCTGGGACCGGGTTCGGGATCTGTTCATTATTGCATGCTGGACCGGTCTCCGATTTGGTGACTGGATCCAAATCGAGCCCTATAATATCAAAGATGGAATGATCGAATTAAAACAGTCAAAGACCGGGGATCCGGTGGTGATCCCCTTGCACTATACTGTGAAAGCCATATTGGAAAAGTACGATTATGAATTACCTCAGATTTCCAATCAGAAATTTAATGAGTATATTAAGAAAGTGTGTGCAAAGGCTAAGATCAATGATATAACCAGGCAGAAAATTACCAGGGGAGGAAAGGAGAAAATTGATACCTTTCCAAAGCATGAGCTGATCAGTGCTCATACCGGTCGGAGGAGTTTTGCCTCCAATTTATACAGGGATGGGATCTCAACCGTTACTATCATGGCATTGACTGGACATAAAAGTGAAGCTGCATTTCTTCGATATATCAGAGTTAATCCCCAGGAGCATGCGAAGTTAATCAAGGCCAGATGGGACCAGGAGGCAGCACAACTGAAAATTGTATAAATTGCATTCATGAAGCCGACACCACTGACTGATAAATTCATTTCTGAGTTCCAAGAATACCTCGAATTCAAATGGGACAATGTCGTCGAAAAGCTTGACACGTTTAATTCATTTCTTGATGAAAGCATTGGTAACATCCCGAAACTTCGGCACGAGATCCTCGAGAGTATACCCGCATTGAACGACATTCCTGCCTATATTAAAGTCTACCGGGTCAAATTTGCTGGATGCTGGTCAATTTTGGATGAAACACATAGATGGTATCGAAGGCATTTTAGTAATTATTTAGAGAAACTCATACTAGATGAAAAATTACCCAAGGAGAAGAAAAGGTATTGTGACGATAAACTTGAGGAGGCCTTGGAAAAATCCTTTGAGTTTTTCGAGAGACTTTCATGGTTTTTTGAAGAATTAAAGGACTATATTGATTACCAAGATGATTCAACATCTATTGACGAATTAATACCGAAATCACTAATTCCCACTACTGCAACCAAAAATCAGATATTTGAATTTTGGAAAAAACTCGCTCCATACTTTCCAAATGAGATGGACGATTTGAAGAAATTCGTACGACAGACATTTATTATAGATAATAAAGGATTTTCGGGAGAAAGGATCCTCCTAAAGGTAAAGCCAGAAAATCATTATAATACAGAAATAAGAAAGGCAGATATATATCATCTGATGTATTGGTTTTCTGTCAAATGTCTGCCCCGAGGGAGCCGCATAAAATGTGCATCAGCACTAAAAAACAGTTTCGAAATATTTATTGATACCAACCTTGATACTATCAACTCGGGACTAAGGGATTATGGGGAAGACAAGAATGTCCGGTGGGGTACAACTACGAAAGATCTTTCTAATGTTTTCGCAAATATTCCCAAATCGCAAGATTCTACACAATGAATTCCGCATAATCGCTCAAATTTTCACTTGCTTCATTATCAGTCTTTTAAATAACTTTCTCTTATTCTATGTTTGTTTCAGAAATAGAAACAGACATGTTAGAATCCACAGTACTTATCCCGGTCCCCATTGATGAATTCCGACAACTCCAGCAGGATATCAGGGACATAAAATCCATCTTAACTACTCCTGACGATGAGGTCGTCACTCCAGGATATGCGATGGAACGACTCGGAATAAAAAGCTATCCAGTCCTCTGGAAAATGATGAAGGATGGTCGGTTGGAGAATATTAATCCAAATGGCCGGCCGCGGTTCCGCAAAAGTGACATTGATGCTTTAATAGCCGGAGGGCTTAATAATGGCTAATTCGTCGTATCCCAACGAGACAGTTGAACAGGAATTCCCTAATCCTCCAGGGAATCCGAACGGGGAATTCCCCGAACGCACGAATGATGCACTGCCTGAGTCCACGAAACGTGAAATCATGTCAATCTTCCTAAATCCTGGTACCCGGTCAGGTAAGGTCCAGTCGATTAAAGAAATCATCAACCAGAAGAGATGACAGGGTGGATCCGGTTATATCGAGACATTCAAAAACACTGGATCTGGCAAGATGATCGGTATCTGAGGTGGTGGATCATTATTCTTCTAAATGTTAACTATAAGGCGACGAAATTTCCCGTAAACTTCGAATTACACACATGTAATCCAGGTCAATCTTTCAAGAGTATTGAGAATTGGTCTAAGCTTCTAGGCTGTTCAAAAAAGACAACAATCCGATTTTTGAATCTGCTCGAAAGTGACCGGATGATAAGTAGAAAAACAATAGGGAAAGGAAACCGAAGGAAACACCTATTAACAGTACAAAACTGGAAAAAATATCAAGATAAGTCACCGGAAACGATACCCGAATGTACCCTGAACGGAAACCCGGGAATACCCCCTAACAAGAAAGAAGAAGAAGAATTAAAGAAAGTATTTAATATATGTCGCAAAGTGTATCCAGGAACAAAACGAGGATTGGATACAGAATTTGAGAATCTCAAGAAAAAACACCAAAACTGGAAGGAACTTATCCCATTATTTGAACCTGCGATAAGAAAACAAATTCAGTATCGGGAGAATCCTCCTCCTGGAGTATTCATTCCTGCATGGCAGAACTTTCAAACCTGGATAAATCAAAAATCCTGGGAATTTGAGTTGCCTATCAATGGCCAGGAGAATAAACCAACTATCTCAAGTCCCAAATCCATCTTTACAAATGACTGAATACGGAAAAATACCACCTCAAGCAGTTGACCTGGAGGAAGCCGTTCTCGGAGCACTCCTGATTGAACCCGGGATCCTGGATGAAATATCAGGGATACTCTCGATGGGAGATTTCTACAAAGCTAATCATCAAACCATTTTCCATGCAATCCATGAGATGAGCCGTGATAATCAAGCAATCGATATCCTCACGGTTACAGAGCACCTGTCAAAGAAAAACAATTTGGAAGAGGTTGGTGGTCCCCTGTTCATTACCAAGCTCTCATCAAAGGTAGCGACCGCAGGTCATGTTCAATATCATGCTCAGATATTGAAGCAGAAATCCATCCAGAGACAAATGATCGGATATGCGACTGAGATCCTAAGGCATGGATACGATACTGAAGATCCGGATGATTTACTTCAGAGTGCACAGAGGGACCTGGAGAAACTAATGGATGCTGCCTATGGATCTGTGACTACTCGCTCCTTCAAAGATATTCTGAACGGCACAATTAAAAATGCTGAAACCCGGGAAACATTGAACAGATCCGGGCAGGTACCGGGGATCAAAACGCCAATTGCTGATCTTACCAGGTTAACTCAGGGCTGGCAACCGGGATCCTTGACAATCCTTGCCGGCCGGCCTTCCATGGGAAAAACCGCCATTGCCCTGGCCACTACCAAGACGGCAGCCAAGTCCGGAAAGCAAATTGTATTTTTCTCTCTGGAAATGACTGCAGAGCAGCTTTGCGATCGTATCCTGCTTGGTGAAACTGAAGACCTGGATCCCGAGAGATATGCAAGTGGTCGGATGAGGGAAGAAGACTGGAAAAACCTTGAATCTGGCTATCAGAAACTTGAAAACCTCGGAATACATATCCAGGTTGGATCCACAATCAATGCAGATTTTATTCGGTCCCGGTCCAGGATCCTCCGGAAGCGAAATGAATGTGACCTGGTTGTTATCGATTACCTGCAGCTGATCGATGGATCCTCAAGATCTCAAAACCGAGAGCAGGAAATTGCAAAAATAAGCCGGCAGATGAAAAACTTGGCCACAGAGCTTAATATCCCTGTCATTCTCCTATCTCAGCTAAACAGGATGTCAGAGACCAGGCGGGATAAAAGACCCCAGCTTTCAGACCTGAGAGAGTCCGGAGCGATCGAGCAGGATGCCGACCTGGTAGGGCTTCTTTACAGGCCGGAATACTACGGATTCATATCAGATGACCAGGATAGATCTCTTCAGGGAATTGGCCAGCTGCTTGTCGAGAAAAACAGACACGGCCGGACCGGAACGATCTATTTCAAATACAATCCAAGCTTGACACGAATCTATGATGTTCCGAAGGCAGGACAGATGGAACCGGTTACTGATTCAGAAACACAAAATGACTTACCATTTTAAACATAAATACCATGAAAATGAGAAAAATTGAATTGACAGAAGAACAGATTGGATATCTGAATTGTGTTCTCGGAGCTGAGCTTGAAGATCTTCTTGAACATATCAAGAAGCAATTGCAATCTATTAAGCAATTAGTGGATTATCCTATGCATATCAGCGGAAAAGATGTTGGTAATCTTGCTTACGAGTTAGAGAATTCTTACAAGGAGCGGGAAAACCTTTTCGAAATCCTTGAGAAGATTGAGAGTCCCAGCATTAGAAGGATTTCACAAAAGAAGTAATGACGCCGGAAATCTCAAAATACATCAATTCGAGATACCGGCGCTGGTTGGATTACGCCAAGTACCATGCATCCATGGCAGGGATTCCCGATCAGGACAATGATGTCCTTCATGTAGTTCTTGTCAGTTTGCTCGATAAGAATCAGGATAAAATAAATGAACTCTTTGATAAAAAGAGCGGTCAATACACAGAGCTCGACTACTATGTTTTGAAAATGATCAAGCTCAATTGCCACAGCATGACCAGTCCATACAGACACAAGTACAGAGCTATTCCTGTTGATAATAGGGATCCTTGGGATCTTGAGATCGAAGATTCAGAATATTCTCCCGGTTCTGATAGAATTGCCACCGTATTAAAGGAGAGGCGGTTAGTCAGGATTGCTTTAGAATGGACCTTCTTGTCATTTGAAGAGAGAAGAGTATGCGAACTCTATTTCCTTGGTGATATGAGAATAACCGAGGCCGCTAAGAAGATTGGAATATCATACGGCCAGGCCCGCGAAGTTCGAATTCAAGGAATCGAAAAGATCCGGTCCACCCTTGATGACATAATACAATTACGAAAAAACTAAAGAACATGGCTACACTAGTTCTTCACCCTGAGAAAGAAATGGATCTTAAACGGATCCTCCAGGAAACGGATACCAGGCTTTGTCAGCAGTCCGGATCAGCTGAGGACATGAAACTCCTCCAGGACCTGATCATGCAACTTGAAGAGCAGAGGGATCCAGACAGTGATATCACCATTCAGCTCTCCCGGTACCAGGCAAAATTCTTCATCGATGTATTTGCCATTTCGACCAGGATCCGGAATAAGAAAATAGCTGAAATGGTTTCGGATCTCAAACCTGGTGATTCAGTGGCAAGAGGGAATGCGCTTGCTGAAATAGTTCTGGATCTGGAAGAGGAACAGAAAGAAGCCATAGAAATAGTCAAGCAGCTGGCCGGGTATGGAATTATTCCAGCCATTGATCCATTTGGATAACCGGGAGTCACTCATGGACTTGAACCTTCAACTGATATACAGCACATTACAAGTAATATAAATTAAAAGGAACCGGCAATTGCACCACATACGCACACTTTAAACTAAATCGATATGCCAAGAAGAAAGCTTTACATCGAACAGAGAATGGTTGATCGCACCATTGCAACAAGAGAAAAACTGATTCAAAAGATCAGGGAATTCTCAGATCACCTTAAAACGGAAGATATCACCCTGACCCAGGAGATCCTCCATGATTTCCTGCAGGAAAATTATCCGGCAATTCAAAAACTACTGATTATTGAAACTCGGAAAAACCTGAAAAAACTGAAAATAAGCGGAGGTCTCGTATCTAGATCCATGGAAGATGAAGCTCGTAGAATAGCTTCAGGCTTCGAAAAACACTACAAGTGGATTCTCGATGCCCAGGCAGACGCTCATATATCATTTGATCAGGTCACAATCGAGAAAGGGATCCCTGTATTAACCGATAAGGAAAAGAAAGAGATCGAGGAGCAATTCACTTGCTACTTGGAAGAGGAGGACCAGGAGCTCTACGCTAAACTCGATGCTTTCGCAAAAAGCTATAACCAGCTGTTCGGGTACCTGGGGAAAAAGGATCTCGGATTGCAAACTCATCTGATAATCGCCTTAACTAAAAACAGTCATGTAATGGTTGAGCCTGGTGTTTACGAACTCCGAAATGACATATTCTTCATGAGTGGAGAAGCAATCGAAGCCGAAGGTGATACCCAGGCTAAACTCCAGATCAATCCCAAATATTTCAAAAGATAAAATATTCTATCACTTAATACGGAATTAAAATGAAAGTACTATCAGTCCAGAAAAAACACTCAAAGCTTAAAGGCAAAGCCATTCTCTTAGAGGATGCAGTTTACGATCAGTTAAGCCAAAAAACTCTCCGAACTGTGATCGGAGGAGATCCTGGAGACTATGATTTCTACAGACAGCGTTTGACCGGGAAATGGCTAATCAATACTGGCACCTTGCATTTGGTGGATGACAATGAGTTTACCCGGAAGTATGAGGTTATCGGTAAAACGGCCCCTGAGTCCCAACTCGAAAAGAAACCAACTGTTAAATCTAAAAAGAACAAAAAATCATGACAGCAGCTGAAGCATACGATGCATTGATTGTATTACAGAAGTCAGGTATTCCGGAAAGATACCATAAAAGGACAATGGAACGTCTGGATTTTAAAGAAGGAAGTCCAACGATCGAGGACCAGGTAAAAACCCTTCATGAGGAGTTATTAGATCTTAAAAGAATTGCTACTGAAGAACAGGATCCAGACGTTGAACATGCAGAATCTGAGAATTCTGAATCAAAACAGGATCCTGGCATGAAAGAATTCCTCAATGAACAATTCGACGAGGATGAATCAAAGATCAGACAGGAATTCAAGGACGGTGAACTTCATACATACGAAGAATAACCATGGCAAAGTCAGGGCTCAGACCATTATTCAACACAAGGGATCTCGGCAGGATGTATGACAAATTCGAGGACCGGACAAATAAGGTCCTTCTTGAAACCCTGCAGTATGCCGGTGAGTATTTTGTTCGTGAGGCGAGGCTTCACGGGAAGTACACCGATATCACCGGCAACCTGAGATCCTCGATCGGTTATGCCATTGTGGATAATGGAAAGATCCATGAAATTAACATCCAGGAGGCAAAAAAAGGGAATGATAAAAAGACGGGTACTGAGTCTGGGAGGAGACTGCTTCTGCAGCTGGCAAATGAACATAATACCGGTTTGGTCCTGATTGGCGTCGCCGGAATGGACTATGCTTTGTACGTCGAGAACATCGATGCTAAAGATGTAATAACGAGCTCATATATAGCAACACGCCATATGATGAGAAACTCACTAAAGAAAGCAATCCTCAGATGAGTGGATCTTCTGACCATATAAAACTTACCAAAAAGCAGGAGGATTTCTGTCAGGCATACCTGGTTTCAGGAAATGCCACAGAGGCATATCGGAGGGTTTACAACTGCTCCAAGATGAAACCGGCCACTATAAACCGAAAGGCAAAAGTCCTCATGGATCAGGGCAAGATTAGGGCAAGAATTTCAGAACGGCAACAAGAACTCCAAGAGGTATCCAATATTAAGCAGGAGAGACTTTTGTATGAGCTGGAAGCCATGGCCACATCAAGTATTCCAGATTTCGGGGATTTCAATTCCCAAACTCAAATCTTAATTATCAAAGATTTTGAGGAGCTCACAGATATGCAGAAACGATCAATTCTAAGTATGGAGGCAACAAAATATGGCTGGAAATTAAGACTGCATAATAAGATCTCCGCTATCGAGCGAATATCTAAAATGCTTGGTTATGATGCTCCGAGAAAAATAGATCATTCAAATAAGGGAGATAAGTTTGAAGCAAGCCAAATGGGTAATGTAATGATAATCCCTTCCAATGGAAGAGGGGATCCTGATATCCCGAGGTTCGAGTCCGACAGGGAAGAATGATAAAAGAGCATAATCACATGAATACTAGTGACATAACATAAGGATAACTTTGAAATAGAATAGAAAATATCACCCCTTGCACCACCGGGGGTACAAAATTGAACGAACCATGGGAATACAAAACAAAGATGGGGCCCTATATTATGCAACAGGCATTGACAATTCCGGACTGATCCGAGGAAAACAGGAAGGTGTTGGAATCCTTAAAAATATGATGGGCCAGGTATCCCGTCTTGACATCTTTGCAGGCCTTGGAGTAAGTGCTGCAGTTGCCTTCAAAAAGATAACGTCTGAAGCTTTCAAGATGTCAAAGGCTTACGAAACCGCCATGAAGGAAGTCCAGACCATTTCCGGAGCTGTACAAAAAGACTATGGAGGTTATACTGATGCCCTTCGTAGCCTGAGTAAAGAAGTCCCTCAGTCTGCAGAGCAGCTGGCCAAAGCTTATTACCAGGTAGTATCTGCCGGATATGATGGAGCTGCTGGTCTGAAACTACTGGAGGTCTCATCAAAAGCAGCTGTCGGAGGTGTGACAGATGTTACAACGGCAGCCGATGGAATGACCACGGTCCTGAATGCCTGGAAGATGTCAGCTGACAAATCCAATGATGTAGCTGACACTTTTTTCAAAACTGTCCAACTCGGTAAAACAACCTTCGGAGAGCTCGCAGCGAGTATATCCCAGGTAGCTCCCCTGGCAGCTGCTTCGAGTGTTTCCTTTGAGGAGGTGACAGCTGCCGTTGCCACCTTAACCAAGCAAGGAACTCCAACAGCCCAGGCCTTCACGCAAATAAGGTCAGCTATGTTGGCAATGGACAAAGAGCTGGGAGCAGGATGTGGTAAAACCATGACCCTGCAGGAAGGATTTCAAGGACTGGCAGACAAAGCAAAAGAGACCGGGAAGAATCTGAATGAAGTTGTGGGGAGAAGCGAGGGCACACTAGCTGTCCTGGCCACAACCGGAGATAATGCCAAGGGAGCAGCTGAGGATCTCAGGGAGATGAACAATGCTCTTGGTGCTAGTGAGAAAGCTTATCGGACAATGGCTGAGTCAACAGAGAATCAAATCAGTATTCTTAAAAACACCATAGAAACAAAGTTGGCTCCCTTGGGAGATTATATCAATGAGAAGGTAGGGAATGTAGCTGAGCAGCTGTCAGAGTCAATGGCCACCTCAATTGAAAGGTTTGATGAGGCAGCCGAAAAGGTCAAGAAACTGAAAGACGAGATCCCGGACCTAGTTAAAAGATACCAGGAGCTAAAAGCAGCCACCAAACCAGGCCAAGAAGCCCAGGAGGAACTTAAAACAGTGATCCAGGAAATTGCCACAGCCATTCCCCAGGCAATTACCCAATTTGATGAATATGGTAAAGCCATGGATGTATCTGGAGAGAAAGCCCTGGAATGGGTGGATAGGCAGCAAGCAGCTCTCAAATACCTCAACAGACAAGCTATAAAGCAGGCAGAGAGGAAACTCAGTCGCTGGGAAAAACAACATGCCAAGACTCGGGAGGAATTTGAATACATAACCGGGGATCCTGGAACCAGGGGAGCAGCTCCGAGTCCAAGAGCAGCTTTTGCATATGCTGATGAGGAGGTTCTGAAAAAGGTCCAGGAAGAAATGGGAGAGTACCAGATGAAAATCGATGGTGCACGGGAGGCCCTTAAGCAGCTTAAAGGTGAGTTCGATGATTACGAAACTCCCCTGGATAAATTCACGGATGAAGTGGATCAGGCTAAGGAGGGATTTGAGGAGATTACCAAGCTCAGAAAGAAGGGGCTGGAGGAGGAAGTTCAACTGCATTATTCCGCACTGCTGAAGCAAGGTAAAGATTGGGAGGCTTATCTCAATAATAATCTTGGGAAGTACAAAGATAATCTGGCATATCAGAAGGTTTTACTTCTAGAACTTGCCGAGATTGAACCAAGTGAAGAGGTTAAAGTTTTCAATCTTGAGAAATTCAAAACCGATCTTGAGGCTGCAAAGCAGGGATATTCGGAAATTGAGCAATTGCGTTTGACCGGCCTTGACACCGAAGTTAAATCCCATTATTCGGGACTACTCAAGCAGGGTGATAACTGGCATGAGTACCTGGTAAAGAATTTGGGAAAATATAAAGATCACCTGGAAGCTCGCAAAGCCCTAATGCTTGAATACTCCGAAATAAGCCCTGAAGTAGATCTCTCATCGATGATCGATAAAATGATCACTGAAGGCCAGGATGAGATCGATAAGTTTTTTGATGAGCAGCTAGAGGCCAGTATTGATCTGAAGGTCGAGATTGATCCAGTTGAGATCAAAAAGGTAGAAAAATTTGTCACTCTGTTCAATAAGGCCGTTGATGAAGAAAAGGTTGAGAAACTGCAGGATATGTTTTCCGATATGGGATCCACCTTTAATTCTCTATCCAGGTTTGTCAGCGAGATAAACGAGGAACTTGGAAAGGCAATAAGCAATATGGGAGATGTTGTATCAGGGTTAAGCCAGGTGATCGAGGGAACGGCAAGCGGGAATATCCTCAAGTCAGCTGAAGGTGTTTTTGAAATCATGACTGGTGTTTACAAGACCTATAAGCTGATTAAAGATGAGGCTGATCAGACTCGGAAAGCAACGGATGAGATCACTAATGCCATGGACCGACAAAGGCAGATCCTTGAAACCCAACTCTGGCTCCTGGGCCAGCTTGAGGGATCGGATTGGCTAAGTGCTTCAAATGCAACAGCGAGTGAGATAGAAGCCAAACTGTCTGGTTGGTGGAAGGATCTTGAGAATGCAGAGGTAAAACTGGGAGGAAGCATAGTTGATACATCTGGATTCACCATGGAGGATTGGGAAAATTTGCCGGGTGCAGCCACCATAACTGTGAGGCACGGAAGAGCTTCATGGCAGATTGAGAAGGGCGAATATTTAGAAGATATCAAAACTTGGACAGAAGCTCTTGCCAGGCTTCGAAGTGAGGAGGAGGCTCTCTTCGGGATTGGTAAGGAAGACATGGCCAATGTATTTGTTGATGCATTTAAAGAGGGAAAGTTGGCAGCTGCTGACTTTGCTGAATACTCAGAACAGGTTATAAGAGAAGCATTGTTGAGGGCCATGTCGGTACAGTTAATATCAGGGGCTAGCATGGAAGCCTTTCAGCAGAGCTTGAAAAATGCTCTTGATCCGGAAGGAGAGATGGGAATGATTATCTCTGCCGGAGAAAAGGGCATTATTGATGCAGCTGGAGAGCTTGTAAGAAAGGAGGCTGAAGCATTTGGTAGTGCAATTACAACATTATACCCGGATCTTTTTGGTACTGCAACCACTGATCCCAACAGCCTCTCCGGAGCGATAAAAAGGGAGCTCACTGAAGAGACTGGAGGAGTCCTGGCCGGGTTATTTGGAAGAATGAGCATAGACACTCGGGAAATGCTTTATGCCCAGCATGAGGCCGTGGATCACCTCAGGGATATATCGGACAATACCAGCCACAATATCAACCTCAGACACCTGGAACAAATCAAGAACGGGATTGATTCTCTGAATGAAAAGCTTGGATCATAGGTTCGAGTCCCTTGTGGACTCATTGCTTTTCGTTCAAACAGCTGAAATCCTGGTATTTAGTATTTCCGGAAGAGGGAACTGCACTACCTTTGCTCGATTTGAAGTAGAACATGGACAAAGTATCAATTATTCTCAATAAAGAAAAGCCCCTTTGATTTTCACCAAAGGAGCCTTATCTTAGCAAAAGCGGTGAGAGGCGCACCACTGGCAAATGCGCCGGTGATCAAAACTTATCTACTTATTACCAAGTTGGCACTATATACCATGTCTTTTAGGACAAGTTGTACCGTATAAAAGCCAACCAGTAATTTAGAAGTATTGATTCGTGTTACCTTCTCACCGCTATATTTTTGTATGAGTATTACTGATCCAAATTGATCAATAATTCTGAAGATAGCGTTTTCTCCAAAATCATAGGAATTATCAGTTTTCAATAAACCATTCACCTCTAATACTTCCTCATCGAATGTAATGTCAATATATGAATCAGCTGGATTTGGTGATATCATAAGCGGGTTGGAGGATCTATCGCTTGAAACCCACACATATCCATAAGGAGTAGTATAACCTGTTCCACATGTGTTTATCCCATGACAATAGAAAGTTCCTGATCCCGTTGATATTGCTTTGACCAACATGTGATGATATATTTGGTCTGTTCTTCTGTCGATGCTTCCTGTAGCCGTCCATGAAAATGTGGTAGCCCCAAGTTTATCTGGGACAGTTATCAATTTATACCTATTAAGGTCCATTTGATAGGTTGGATTACCAGTTGGATCCATAGTTGGCTGTCCGGGTTTGCCAACCCATACCTCCTTTTTGTTACAATACAGTGAATACCCTCCAGTCATATTATATTTAGGCTGAATCCACCCTTCTTCACGGGAGGAGGAGGATGTAGCTCCAACAATGACCATAGTGGGAATGTAATATCCTAATACTTGCAGGTTTGAGCTAACATCATGACTGAAACTACTCACTGCAGCTGGATAATTAGATATTATAAAAACACTACTGGGACTATAGCAAACATGATTTCTAGGTCCCACAAAGGTTGGATCATCTACATTTACAGTAATATCAAAATCAAGCCATGGTTGATCCGGTATCGCATCTTTTTGGGGTGCTGATCTCCATCTAATTGTTATCACTCCATTATCAACTGGATGTTGATCAACATTATTTACTGTAAAGGTCAAGGAGAAATAGCAAGCTGGGGATAGAGCTTTGTAATAATCTGAATAAGGATCAGCTTGCCAATTTGTAGTTGGATTTAAATCTATACCCTCCTGAATATTTAAATCTCCATCAGTTTGAGAAACTTCAAACTCGTACCATCTTCCAACTAAATTGTTTGAGACCCAAATATAATTAGTGCCATTTTGAAACAAATAATGACTTGACTGAGGTTCAAAAGAGATAGGATTTGTAGTCATATTCATGGTTCCAAACTGTGCATTTAATTGAAATGCCAGAAAAATAAGAAATGTTAAAATTATTGATTTCATAATTTTGGTTTTTTAGGAGTAAAAAATATTTGGATGCCAGTGTTCATTGTAAATTGAATTTTATTCTGAATTATTCGTTCTGATTGTGCATTAATCCAATTAGCCTTAAGAGATTGAATGTTTGCCTCGAGATTAAATACTATGAAACTGTATAAATAGAATTTCTTGCCACATCCGATGGCTAGCCCATTTTCTTTGAAACTTCTAGGATAGGCCCAACCATCATTTGGACTCAGATGATGTATGTATTCACCTTTTAAATAGTATGATTGTTTGCTATAGAGATTTACAT